GAGTCGAATACAAACGACTCAAAAAGAAACACCCAAGAATGAAGTTCGGTGCTTTGTCTAAGAAAGCTCACGCAGCTACAAGGAAGGCGATGCGCTAATGGCTAAAGAATCTAAATCTACTAGAGCTGTAACTGGCCCTCGCGTAATGAATCTTGCAATTCCCTCTACTCTAGTAACAAATCCAGCTGGTACATTTGTAGCTACTAATGGATGGGAAGTTCTTGCTAACAATGTAGTCTACTATGAGAACTATTTTGATTTGTCAGCTTACGAGCTTGACGACCTAACTGTAGTGCCTACTGCATTAACTCTGCAGGATGGATTGCCATATTATTCTACAGGCCCACAACCTGATCTACAACTAGCTACTTTTGATATTATTAGTCAAGAAAGATTGTCTATGCAAGAAGTATATGATAATTATACAGCTAGCAATGGATACCCAAGCTCACCAACATCTACTCAGGATTGGACTCAGCTTCTAATGTGTAACTTTAGATTACAGACATTACAAACTGATTTCCAATCAGCTACACTATTACTTCCAGCAACCGGTGGAGCTCTTGGATCGGGCGAAGCTACAGCAGTACAGAAATTGTGGGTATATCGAATCTTAATTCCAGTTACTTTTGATACTGATGGTCTTGGATTGAGTATTCCTGCAACTAGGTTTGTAGCTGCTACTGAAGTAATCAAGGAAGATGAGCTTCCATACATGATGCGCTTGAAGCGATCATACGAATTAGCAACACAAGGGTGATTCCTTGGCCTTAGCAATTGGAACCCAATTGGCTTTGCTAGGAATTGGCAATAATACTGTACTAAGAATTACTTCTATGGGTAAATCTGCTTCACCTTCAGCAGTAGGAAAAGAGTTAGCTGTTACTGGAGTAAAGATGAGTGTAATCATTGGAACTGATTTATTTCTGAAGACTAAGATTGCAGCTCGTGGAGTTAGGTGGCTAAATGCAGCTACATTAGCGGTTGCAGTTCCAATAACGATTGGAGCTGTTACTTCGTATGTTATCGATGAAGATGAAGGATTAGAAAATTACTTTTATTCTATTGACACTTTCACTGATCCGGAAATTTCTCAGGATACTAAGAATCAAATGATTCTAACATCTATCAAAACAATCTTTGATTATTACACTGGTGGCGGTCAAGACAAGAAGCAAGGACTGTTTGAGTATTACAGTTAATACTCCAATTACTATTAAGAAAACTCTTTCTCTTTAGTAATTGGAGTATTACAGTTAATACTCACTGAGTTTTCTTTGACCTTTTCCTGCTTCCCAGTCTTTGATAGCTTGAGTGACATAAGGAACGCACATCATACAGATCGCATGATGTTCTCCCGGATTGTGTCTACTGGGAAAGAACTTGAAAGTTGCTTGCATATATCCAATCTGTTTACAACAAAAGCATTCAAACATTGTAGTTCGCCTCCAAGAAGTTCCAAATTGCTTTGTGAGTCCATTCGTTATTGTTGCCCATTAGAAATTTTAAACAATCCCCTGGGTGATATCTCCAAATCGATTCTTCATGATTGATAACAAATATACCACCATGTTCAGATCTAAACAACTGAATAAAATATCTGCTGCCATCTCCGGGCTGGAAATCAAAAGACCTCATTCACTTTCACCTTCACTTTCAATAACTGGGTTATACATGCTGCATTCTGAAGCATGATGACCTTTCTGTTTGCATAATTGGCACTCATAATACCAAGGAACTTTGGGTTTTGCTTCAATTGCAGCTTCTTGTTCTAATTTACGATCTGTTCTATTCCATTCTATGAGTGCATCCTGCACAAATAGACTAAAAGGAGTGCCAGTGTCAACTAGCCTCTTTCTAATTAGGTCGCATATCGGGCTGAGAGAGATGGTTCGATTCGCCATAAAAAGAGCTAGAGAGTATTACCTATAAGTATGTACGCATCGATGACTTTGTATAGTGGTACTATACATAGGGTGGTTTGGGTGGGGAAGTTAGTAAGCTTCGGGGCGGCTTCGCCGCGAAGATTCAATCCGGGTTTGTAGATCGGGCGAAGAAAACAGTGTAGTTTATACACCTGCTTTACTTAGCGCAGCACATGGCAACCGCTAAAACAGGTAGTTTTTACCTGACAGAAACAATTACGCTACCAGCTGCAACAGCATCCGGTGGAAGAGTACAAGGAAATATCGATGTAGGAGCATATGTCAATGTAGGAACTGGACAAGCTCTAGCAATAGATCAGGTAGATTTCGTTTACCAGCACAGTCTAGATTATGGCAGCGATCCCGCAAACATGCTTCAAGCAAATGGTACAATTACTGTTCAACTGACAGATTTGAACCCGGGAACTGCATTCGTTAGAGCTGACGACCAGTCTCTAATTAGCAGCGGTGCTCTAGCAATCGATGATGCAAACAACATTGCAACTCATGTTACAGACCTTTACCCTGATAACCATGGCAGTGCTTCACTAAGCGAGTCCTTCATGGTAGTCAATGATTCCCTGTATCTAGTAGCTGGCCCTGATGGAGCTGCTACAAACGCAGGACAAGTCAACTTCGTTACAGCTAGAATCCGTGCAAGAATCGTCAAACTATCGTCTAAGGACTGGATGGCAATTGCAATCCAATCAACAGCTAGCGATAACTGAGGTGATTCTCAGTGAACGCAGATTGGGAGAGAGGATATGCCGCCGGATATGCTGCCGCACATAGGAGCGATGTCCGTGACATTACTAGCGATAGGGGAATGGCTGCGCCGGCTCCTAAAGCGAAAAAGGCTCGTAAAGTTAGTGCTTACAGTAGAAGATACGGAGTCGAATACAAACGACTCAAAAAGAAACACCCAAGAATGAAGTTCGGTGCTTTGTCTAAGAAAGCTCACGCAGCTACAAGGAAGGCGATGCGCTAATGGCTAAAGA